GGATTATTTTAACTTATATAACCAAGTAGAGCCTAATATTCTTCCAATAAACCCTGTTGGTATTGAATATATGGAGTGGTTACAAGCTGATTTGAATACTTTAAAGAGATATGCTCCTGATATTTTCGCAGGAGGTTTAGATGCAAACAAAGACACTACAAAAGTAAAAATACAAGCTGCTTTAAAAGCACTATCAGAGTTACAAGAAGATGTTAATGTTTTAAAGACTGAATTAGAGTCTATAAACACAGAAGCTTGAAGCGAGATAAATAAAGACTATATTATATATACAACAACCAAACAAAGAGAAACTTATGAAAAAAGAAACATACAATGCTTTACATAAAGCTATTATATCCTTAGGAAACGTTACACATGTTGTTGAGATGGATATAGCTTCCTTAACAAGATTGTTTCATGAAGATAGAAAACAAATGATTCTAAATAACCTTGGAATTTTAAAAGAAAAAATTGATTTCTTAGAAACTGAGATTAATTTAATTGACGAAAAGAATCATTTTATCGAAGCTTAATTGTTTAATTATGTTAAACTAGTTAATAGTTGTTATTTATTAAGTAGTTTAACATAATGAAAAAATCCCTTTTTTTATTTTTTATTTTAAGTTCTTGTATTACTAAGCAAACTTTAAAATTCCCATTATATATAGATTCACCTACTGATGAGTTAAACCAACAAATTAGTTCACTTTGTAGATTTAATAATTGCGATCATATTATAAAGTATCTAGATCAAAGCCATGATTTTAGACTTAGATATGAATTATTTGTAAATAGATATCAAAACACAGTTTTAATAACGATAGAATAATGAAACTTGGTAAATTAGTCTTATATCCCAAAGCTATTGAAATTGCTTTTGCTACTTGTCTTTTATCTATGATGAAAGAGACTGTAAAGGTAATCAGAAGAGATTATATTGGGAATTTATCTACTTTAAACAAATCTAATCGTCTAGATTCTATACGCACTGACGACTACATAGATGACCTTCAGAAAATGCAAAGGAAGACTGAGAAGTCTTTAAATATGGATAATGTGATGTTATCTGGTTGCGTAATTCTTTTTGGAAAGAGGCTTTTAAGATTTTCTAAAAAAGAGCTGAAGAAGACTTTTAAGAAAATGAGGGATCAGGATACTGGAGAAAAAAAAGATCTAGATCAAATGCTTAAATCTTTCATTACAAGCAATCAAGATTTAATGAAAATTATAAGAAAAAATCTTTTATATAAAACTGTAAAGACGATCAAAGATGGTTTTGCATCTGGGGATGATTTAGAAGATATAGAAGAAGAAATCGAAGATCACATAGAATCCATGGAAAGGTCGCTTACTTTCAGTGCTAAAGAGAATATAAAGCAATTACATATAAATTATTGTAGATATAAATTAATTAAGCTTGGGTCTGATCTATATATCTGGGTAGATAGAGGAGATAGTAAAGTTAGAGCTAGTCATAGAGTCTTAAATCGAAAAATTATGACTTGGAAAGATCCAACAATTTATAGAACCAAAGGGGATGATAAGTGGAGAAAGAAATCATCGATAGGTGGGGTTGAAAAACAAGCTGGAGAGGATAATAATTGCAGATGTGGTTTTATACCTATAATTTCTTCTTTTGAAGATGATGAAGATGATTTTGACGATGATTTTAAAGAAGATAATGACGATTTAAATTAAAAAAATGCTAAATATAGTATTAAAAATTTATAAATATGTATTTACCTACCGCATCTAGTGGTTTTTTATATATTTTACTTGAAGTTTACCTTTTCTTTATATATTATTAATAAAGTTAAATTAATATTAATACATTCTTAATGATTGAATTCAGAGAAGATGCTACTTTTAAACCTAAGTTAAAAAAGACTAAAGAGGGTTATTTAAAGGGCACTGCTTACATATCAAAGTTCAATAACGTTCAAAGATACTTTAATTCAGATGGATCTGAAAGGCTTGAGTTTAGACCTAAAGATGAAGTGTTAAAACAAGAAGCTTTAGATTCTCTTAAAGGTATAGTAATTACCTGTGAACATCCTAAAGATAGTTTTGTAGATTCTACAAACGTTGATAAATTCACGGTTGGATATACTGGAGAATCTATAATTATCAATGAAAACAAAGTTGGTATAAATCTTACAATCACACATAAAGATGCAATAGCTCAAATACAAAGAGGTAAGCGTGGTTTATCCGTTGGATATACTTTGAGTTTAAAAAGAGAAGATGGTGTGTTTGAAGGTAAAAAATATACACATGTTCAAGAAAATATTTCAGCAAATCACTTGTCTATAGTACAAGAGGGTAACGCTGGACCCGATGTGAAAATTAATACTGATTCAATGCAAGAATATCGTGTTGATAGCTTGGAATTTGAAATGGAAAACGAAGAGGTAAATATGGATTCCGTACAAGAAAACGAAGTTAAAGAAGTCGTTGAAGACAAAGTCGAAGAGAAAGAGATTGTCGAAGACAAGGTGGAAGATAAAGCTGAGGAGAAAGTAGAAGCTGTAGTTGCTACTAACACTGATTCTTTAGAATCTGCTATTAAAAATCTTAATAGCTTAGTCGAGAAATTAACAATTATAAAAAATAACAACGACTCTGATAAGGGTTTTCAAGAAGCTGTTTTTGCTAGATGTAATCTTCTAGATAACGCAAAAAAAGTGATGAATGTTGATAAATTACATGACAAATCAGATAGGTTTGTAATGGAGGAAGTTTTAAAGTCTAAAGATAAAACTTTAAATTTAGATGGAAAAAGCGAAGATTATGTAAAAGCTAGATTTGATCTTTTAATTGAGTCTGTAAAAAAAGATCCAATTAAAAAACAAATACAGAACTTAGATAGTAGTTTTTATACAAAAACAAAAACACCTGAAGAATTAAGTTTTCAAGATTTAATTAACGAAAAAAGAAAAAGCAAATAAAAGAGGAATTATGACAAGTTTTGCATTAAGTATTGATAGTTTACAAGTTGGGCAATTGCCTAACACAAATATACGTATAACAGATTCTTATATAGCTAAAGAAGATATTGAGTTTGGAAAACCAGTTCTTAGAGAAGTTGTAAATGGAGTTGTAGTTGTAAAAAATTGGGTTGCAGGAAGTGCTGCTGATCTTGCAAAAACTTTTGCAGGGATATCTCACTATAGTCAGACATCGGCAAATAAATTTTACGATGATACAACTGGAAATGTGATTTCAAAAGGCACTCTTGGAAATTTTTTAAGGTTCGGAGATCATTGGGTAACAGCTTCGGTTGCAGTAACATGGGGAGATGGTTGTTATATAGATGTAACAAATGGAAAGTATACAAATGTTGCAACGAACAATCTAAAAATTGGTAGATTTTATACCACAACTACGGCTGTAGATCAATCAGCTATGATTTATTTAACTTTTTAATAAGAGACAATTATGTACCAAACTCAATATACAAATACACACAATCTTGACGATAAAAAAAGATTCAAATCAGAAAGGTTTGTAAATTTTCCATTCCAAGATGGAAATACAAGTTTATCAAATAGATTTAATGCCGATGCTTCTTTTTCTGCTTTGTTTGAAGAACAACTGCAAATGTTAGATAATACAGTGATGGAAGAAATGAAAGCCGATAGGACTTTCTTACAAGATATACCAGTACAGCCAGGAGAATCAGGAGCTTATACACATACTTGGTTTATGAATGATATAAATGGTAAGGCGGGTTATATATCTGATTATTCAACAGCTTTACCTAAAGTTGGTACGACTGGAATAGCTTATACTGGTAGATTTCTAGATTTTGGAGTTGCTTATGACTTAAGCGTTAGAGAGATACAGGCTGGTAACAAAGCTAGCGTCAGACTAGAAGATAGTTTACTAAGAGCGGCTACTAGAAGTTTGATAGAGCTTCATGATAATACTGCTTATTTTGGAGCGCCTGCAGATCAAGTTTATGGATGGTTAGATTATTCAGATAAAAATACTAAAACCCCTTTTAATAGAAGAGTTACTACTCTTGATGCTAGTGGAGCTAGTGTGAATGCCAAAAAATGGGCGAATAAAACTGCAGATGAAATCATGAAGGATTTAACTGATATAGTAAATGCGATAGATCTAAGGACTAATTCTAAATTTATGCCTAATACTATTTTATTACCAACTGAGCAATATCAAAGAGCTAATGATGTTAGGCTTTTAACTACAGCTACAACTAGTGTATTAGAAGAGTTTAATAGAAAATATCCAGATATAACTGTTATAAAAAGACCAATTTTAAAAGCGAGAACAGATTCAAATGGTGTAGTTACTGGTGGTTTATTAGGTAAAGATGTAATGATAGCTTATAGAAATGATAAACTTTGTTTCAATCAAATAATTACAGAAGTAATGAATGTTTATCCTACTCAAGCGGTTAATTTAGCATTTACAACAAATTTCACAGGAAGACATGGTGGTATTCAAATGAGGCTACCTGAAACTCAATGTTTTATGTATGGTATCTAAAACACCAAAAGAATTAATGGCAACAATAGCTCCAGAGTTTACACCTGCTAAAGGGTACGATGTAGACGGAGCTATTGTAGTTGCTCAAATCAGAGTAGATAGTACACTACCTTCTTATGTAAAAGAAAATGAAAACGCCTATAACTTGCTTATAGCTTATCTTGCGGCTCATACTTTAACTATTGGAGGTAGACCTATGGGAAGTAGTGGCGATATATCTAGTATGCAAGTTGGCGCAGTTTCTGTTACATATTCTACAAATAAAACATCTGAAAAATACGGAAAAACTGGTTTAATGCAAACTAGTTTTGGTCTTGAATATATACGGGAAAGTGCTCCTTATAAATTCTCACCGACAACTTAAATAAGGTGTTCTATGTCTGCTTATTTACAAGATGATGATTCAGAATATAAAAAATTCAAAAAAAAAATAGATGCTTCTAATGATCTAGAAGTAGCTGTGGGTATACATGAAGACGCTGGATTTAATGAAAACGGAGATGATATATTAGAATATGCAATATGGAACCATTTTGGAACTAAAGATATACCAGAAAGACCATTTGTAGATTTAGCAGCAGATAGAAATCAGAACTGGCAAAGATATGTTGATGAAGCTCTTGGTAATCTTACAGATAAAAATACATCTTTAAGAATTGAAGCTGGAAAGGTCGGAGATATTGCGGTTAAAGACATGAAAGCTATTATAGAAAATAAAGAAGTACCGCCACCAAATAAAGCTTCAACAATTAAGAAAAAAGGCTTTGATCATCCTTTAATAGAAACTGGGGCTTTACTATCTAAGATAAAATATAAAATCGATGAATGATTATTCAATTGATGATATAAATGATTTTCTAAGATTACACCTTCCTGCTTGGCTCAAAGAACACGATCAACCTAATTTTTTTGAACATCATTATAGCTATATATACTTAGCAGGCGGTAGAGCTAGCGGTAAAACGTACATAGTAGCTCTTTATTTATTGCTACAAGCTATCTCAAAACCAAAACAAAAGATCTTGTGTACAAGGCAGTTTCAAGAGTCTTTGAAAAAAAGTGTTGGAGCTTGCTTAATAATTATGATTCATAGTTTAGGACTTAGAAAATATTTTAAGATTACAAATACTGAGTTTGTATATATACCAAATGGATCAGAATTCTTGTTTAAAGGATTCGATAGAAACAAGGATACTATTAAAGGTTATCATGGATTAACACATGTTTGGATAGAAGAAGCAGATAGCTTAACTCAAGAAAGTTGGGACTTACTAACTCCAACGGTATTTCGTACTACTAAATCTGAATTTAGTTTATTTTCTGAAGAAAGTTATAATGAAAAACAAAAAAAATCTGACGCCCAGATCGTTATTACGATGAATCCTAAATATGAAACGGATTGTTTGTATAAATCTTTTATTTTAGCTAAAAAAGTACCTGCGAATTCTTATATAAAAGTACTAAACTGGTATCAAAATCCGTTTTTTAATCTTTCAATGCATAAAGAGAGATTATATTGTTTGAAAAACGCCCCAGCGATTTACAATCATATTTGGGAGGGTGAGTTACTACAACATTCAGATTCTCAAGTCTTTAAAGACAAATGGTTTATTCAAGATTTCAAAGAAGATGAAGACGCTGAAAAATATTACGGAATAGATTTTGGATTTGTACATCCGATGGCAGTTATTAGATGTTATATTAAAGATAATTGTATTTATGTAACTGATGAATATAAAGGTGTTGGTGTCGAAAATCATGAGATTTATGATTTATGTATACAAAATATTCCGGGTATTGCTCACGGCAAAGTATATGGAGACTCTGCAAGACCAGACATAATAACTACTTTAAAACGTCAAGGCTTATATATTAAACCAGCCGATAAAACTTCTGGAGATAGTAAATTATCTTATACTGCAGATGCAATTTCAACAATGAGATCTTATAAGATAATTGTCAAACCCCATTGTATTAACATGATTAGCAACCTACAATTATTCTCTTTTGAAAGAGATAAAAGAAGCGAAGAGATTAAGGATAAATTGATAAAAGCAAACGATGATTTTATTGATGCTTTAAAATATGCAGTATGGGAAGTAATTAAACAAAAGAAATATGATTTACCGAATTACGAAGCTTTAAATAAAATGATGTTTTAGTTGTTAATTAAAGGTTTGTATAAATTATACATAGTTTTAAATCTATATAGTTTATTTAAATAATTAT